GGCAGCGCAGGCTTCGACGCATAGGCCCATGCCACCTGATGCGGCTGGGAAGCGAGTTGCGCGGCATTGGCCTTGTTCGTGGCATCCGTCGCCGCCGTGCTGATCGCGTTCTGCGCCGTGCCCACCGCGATGGCGTTCCGCAGATCGGCGGCGGCGTTCTTCACGGCGGTCCACTTCGGGTTCCAAAGGGCCACGCGATTGCCAGTTCCGAGCGCCGTGGTGCCGCTGAGGGAGTTCCAGGCCGTGGGGCTGGTGAGCGTGGACAGGTAGGACAGCAGCGCGGAATAAGCCGTGTCATAGGTGGAGTGACTCACGCTATAGGCGTTGGCCTTCGCAACGAGGTCCGCGTTCTCACCTGTGATCGCGTTGTAGTCCAGGATGATCTGTGGCTTCTCGCCGACGGTAAGCGTGTCGGGGTCGTTGATGGTGTTGACGCCGGTCTGCGCTGGGATGCCCTCACTCACCCGTAGTCCGGTGAAGTAGGCGCTACCGAAGGACGACCAAGCCTCTATCTGGCAGAAGCAATGAGCCGATACTGCCCCTGCTGGGACCGTTAAAGTTGCACTTCGCTTCGCCCACGCTGACCCCGCGGGTGCGGTTGCGCCATAGACTCCCATGAAAAGATTGTTAGCGGCATCTCGGAAATACAGACCGAACGATGCCGCGTAGGTAGTTTGTGTCGTATCAATCCATGCTTCGTAATAAATTTGCGCCCCAGGAGTAACAGGGAATCTAGGCGTGGCAATTTGATCCCGCGCCTGTGCTCGACCACAGAATGGCGTGGGGCACCCTGCGGGGGCCGCTCCCGCAGCTATCTGCGTCATGTTGGGCCAAGTGGAGCCCATGTCTTGGTCGAAGTTTGGATTCGGGACGATGACCCCACTCTGAGCCGCATCCGCCAGTGCCTTGGCCTTCGCGTAGATCGCATTGAGCAGAGCCTGTCTGGTGGAATACACATCGGCAAACTTCTGTCGGAACGTCGGACCATCAATGGTCACGTCCGAGCCGGGAAGGACATTCCAGCCGGTGAGCGTTCCGAGGTAGGAGGCCAGAGCCGAGACAGCCGTGTCGTAGGCCGTGCGGCTCACGGCGTAAGCGTCTGCCTGGGCATCAATCCCCGCTTGCTCGTTCGTGATGTTCGTGTAGTCCAGCACTACGGGAGGCTTCTCACTAGGGCTGAGAATGTTGTCAGACGCGATGTTGGCGAGGGCTGCGTTCGCCGTGTTGGCTGCGGTCTGGGCGTTATTCGCTGCGGTCTGGGCTGCGGCCACAGCCGCCCCTGTCGCCAGATCCGTGGAGGATGCCGTGGCGGTTCCAGGGGCAGAACTGGTGGTCCAGGGTGAGCTACTCATACAACGCCCTCACAGCCGCATTGATGTTCGTCAGGTTGGTGGATGGTGAGACGGTCACCTGTAAGTGTCTATCCGTTCCCAAACACTTCTGCGGCGGAACCACATAGGTGTCCGTGGCGGTGGGGTCCGTGCCCTTGTAGATCACGACCTCAAAATTTGGGGGGTTGGCGACGTTGGTGGGCCACGCCCAGGTCACGGCGATGTACTGCCGTCTGAGGACCGCAGGGACTCCGCCCGTGCCGCCCGTGACACTGAGTCCGTCCACGTCGTCCTTCTCGGACTTCATTGGGTCACCTCACCAGAATGGCGTGGATGCGACCGCTACCGTGACGCTGGTGGGCGCCGGCAGAGTCTGGAGGGTGGGTGTGAAGGTGTAGGCCGCCTCTGCGCTGATCTGCCGCAGCCCTCCGCCCCATTGGTTGTAGGAGACAAGTTTCACATAGAGCATGACCCCCACCTGCGCCGCAGGGATGGCGTAGCGGAAAACATTGGAGTCGCACTTCGCCCACTTCGCCCCGGAGAGATGGCTGCCAGGTGAGGTGCCGTAGAGCCCGCGGTAGAGCCCGGTCAGGTTGTAGGAGTTTGTTCCGGTGAGCGTGGCCGTCTGGAAGCTGATCATCTCCCCGTCAACCCAGATCAGGTTCAGGCCGGCTGCCGCGCTGGCATTGTCCACACTGGAGAGCGCACCACCGTTGGGGATAGTGACGGAGAGGGTGTTGGTGTTGTCCTGGGCCGTGCCGCCTGCGTAGGCCGCCAGCCCCGCCGTGAGGGTGCCGAAACGGCATGGGTTGGTGATGTAGCCCGCCTTGGCATAGGTCGCTCCGGTAGTGCTGACCCATACCTCGGCGCCACCCCATATCGAGCCACCAGCCGCCGCCAGCGTGACCTCCGGGCCGCCACTCTGCGACCATAGGGCGGGGCTGTCGAAGATGGTCGGGGCGGCCGCTGGACCAGGGTCGGCGTTCACATTGGGCGACGTTCCAGACGGCGTCTGGACCGTGTAGGCTGTGGCGGTGGCCACGCCGAAGGGCCACTCCTCGGCAGTGACGGTGATGCCGTTCTCCTCACTTCTCTCGTCGGGTATATCAATGCTGAGGGTGCGGACAACCTTCCGCGTGAAGCCGATGATGGGGTCCGTGAGGGTCACAAGATCCATCGGCTCCAGCAGGAAGTAGCGCCAGCCGAGGCTGAAGGTGTATTGGTTGCGGACGTAGACGTTCCTCTGAGCCTTGATCGTGCTGATGGCCTGCGCCACGCTGGCCCGAGTGATCATGTGGAGGCTGAGGGGCTGGGCCTTCTTCAGCCCGTTGGCGGCCACATCCGTGGGCTCAGGAACATCCACCACGCTCACGTTGTAGCCCGTCAGCCGGTCCCAGTACTCGACCGGCACGGAATTGTAGACATCCTGGTTTGAGACACGGCTGATGGTGATGGGGCTCTTGCCGGTGGGCTTTCCGTCCTTCCCTACCACGCCGAGAAAGTCATCATAGGTCAGGTCGTAGAGCGGGGTCGTGTTGGGCGTGTAGGTAGTGCCGTTTGCAGTGATGGGCGAGTCACCGTAGGGGACCACGTTCAACACCATAGAAGCCGCCCCGGAGTGCCAAACAGTCTCACTGTTCGTCGCGTCGAGGATGTCTTGGAGGTGGGACCGCATCGCCTTTTGGGTGTTGAAGGCGGGGCTCAATACGATCCCCGCCGCCTGGCAATAGGTGGCGTAACTGGCCGCGCCAGTCACGAGGTCGCCAATCTTTGTCGGGTCCCAGGTGGCGCCGTAGTAGACGTTGGAGAGGGCGTCCACCACGATGTCCGAGGGCTTGGCATCATAGGCGGCGGTGGCGGCTGGATCTTGCTGGGTGGCGGCCAGGGCGATGACCTCGAAGGAGTGATTCTTCATGGCGCCGGAGGACCCAAGGTCCGCCGTAGCATTGCAGACTAGGGCCATGCCGCTATACCCGCAGGCGAAGGTCGGGTGGTTTGAGGTCAGATAGCTCCAGGGCGTTTGAGTGCGGGTTCCAGAAAGGAAGGTGAAGCCGAACCCGGACAGACTCCCGAGGTCTTTGTCCCGCCAGACTTGGTTGATGCTGGTGACGGGGCCTTCGCAGAGTGCCAGCATCACGCAGGCCGTGTAGGTGTAGGTCGTGCTGGTCTGGGTGCTACCGCCGCCCCCCTTGCCCACGGTGGTGCTGGTTGTGTGGGGGATCGCCTTGAAGTCGGCGTAATAGATCAGGTTCCCAGGCACTCGGGTAGTCCCATAGACCACGGGGATGACGCCGCCATAGCTGGACGTCTGGAGCTGCATCCCAGCCAGGACCTGATCCGTGGTGCTGGTGCTGTGTCCACCACCAAACAGTCCGCTCATCAGGCACCTCCCCATGGAGACCAGAACCCAGCCTGGGCCCCGCGCAGGACGGTGTTTCGCTCGCCCTCGTCCAGGACAACCCCCAGCCGGATGTAGGAGTGGATGATCTGAGGCCATGCGAGGACAATGGCGCCATGGCTGACGCACCTGCCGAAGCGATAAAGCACGATGTCGCCCGGCAGGCCGACCTCCACCTGGTGGGCATGGGCCGCTACCAGGCCAAGATACCGTTCGCCATCCTGGTGCATATGCCAGTCGGGGGGGTATTCATCGGGGACCACATGGGGCATGACGCCCGCCTGCTCATAGACTTCGGCCAGGAACATGCCGCAGTCCACCCCAGCGCCCTTGATCCGGGCCGCGTGGTGGTAGGGCGTGCCGAGCCACGTCAACGATTCCTGCACCACGGCGAGACGCTGGGCCTGCTCCTCTATGGGGCGGTCCTGGATGAGGGCATGGCAGGCAAGCATGGCGTCGGCGATCATCGTGTCGTTTCGGGAGGGGGCACCCAGGGACATCCCCGGTAGCGGTTTTGGTTCGACCACTTCGTCCCGCAGGTGGCGAAGCTCCGGTCACATCCCGGTGTGACCGTGAACGTGTCCCCAGCGGACGGAGCAATGGGTAGGGGCGTCGAAAGGGTGAGCGTGCCCCCGCTGAACGCCGAGACGGTCCGGCGCGCCCCCGAGGCCGCCCCTGATGTCATGGTGAGCGTCCCCAGGGCGAAGTAGCCGGAGGCCTGCCCTAGTGCTGATGGAATGGTCGTGCTGGTGGGGGTCCCGGTCGCCGTTCCGCTGACCGTGAGGGTCGAGAGGACCTTGCCACAGCCAGCATCACCGAAGGCGTTTGCACAGCCCGGCTGGAATACGACCCGTGGCCACGGCTGGGCCAGACGCTCCAGGTCAGACTTCACATGCAGCACCACCTGGACCGTTTCCGGGTCAACGGAGGCCACGGCCCCCTCGAAGATCACTACAGAGCCAAGGGAGGTGTCACCCCATCCCCCCGGACCCATAGGCACCCACTCCAGAAGCACCCGAGCCCCGTCGAAGCCGCCATTGTGTGCGAAGAGCGGGAGTGGCACTCCGCCCATCATCACCGTCTGGCCGCTGAGTAGCGTCAGGTCTAGTGTCTGCGTCTCCAGCCCACGGGCGTGGCGGATGGCCCCGCGGACGATGCCAGGCTGAGTTGACCCATTGTCCGAGGCGCTGGTGAAGGTGTGCCCGCCGTAGGTGAGGGGCATGTCACAGCTGGTCCAGCGGTAGACCGTGCCATTCTGAAGCGTGATCGTGTAGCACCACGCCGCGAGGACGACGGTGTTGGCGTTCAGGTAGGAGATGAGGGGACCGGAGGCGTAGCGCATGATTCACTTCACGCTGATAAGGTCAATGGTGCCCCCTGACCACGCCAAGTTAAAGAGGCGTTCGAGTGTCAGTTCGTCCATGTCGAAACGGACCCGCCGCTGGACGCCATCAACAGGATCGTTGTACAGGAAGGAATCCCATTTCCCCTTGTGTGTCTCGAAGAACGTTACCAGTGTGTTCAACTCATCCACCAGCGTGTTCGCCGAAAAACCGCTCTGCCGGACGAAGTTCAAACTGATCTGGTAACTGTATCGCGGGGTGCTCCAGAGCCCCGCCCGCAGTTCCTTCCCGCTCGCGGCAGACTGCACGATGGTGCTGTATATCTCCTTGCGGGTGACCTTGATGTCGAAGCCCATGAGGGTGTCCGGGAATACGAGATTTGACATCAGAGCCTCCCGTTCCGGCCGCCTTCGCGGAAGATGCGGAAGATGCTGTCCTGGTGCTTCGTGAGGACTCGGTGAACATCCTGCCCGTCCATGGCCTGGATGGTGATGCTGACGTTCCGCCTTTCGCTCCCATGATCCCCACCGGATGCCATGCCACGGACGCTCTCGGCGAGATCGGCAGGGAGGACCATCTCATTCTTGTGAATCATCGCCAGCGTGTCTTGCGGAACCCTATCCCAGCCGCCCTCTGCCGAGGCCAGCCCTGCCATCGCCAGACCTTCGGCGTAGGCTGCCTCGCCGACACCGGGAGCCATCGCCCAGCCGATCATCGGGATTTCGGAAACGGATGCCATGGCGTTCACGGCGTAAAGAGCTGCGGCGCTCTGAGCCTCGTTCACATTGCCTGTCTTGTTCATGGCCAGGCTGGTGGCCCATCTGGTGGCCTCCTCAATACCCCATTGCACGAAGAAGCTGATGATGCCGCTGAGAGCCTGGTCAGTTACGGTCTTAAATGCGTTGCCCCATGTCATAGTGCCCTTGACCAGGCCCTGGATGGCGCTGTCGAAGCCGCCTGTCATGGAGCTGAAGAACGAACTCCACCGCGCCCGGGACTTTTCGAGGGCGTCGGCTTCGATCTTCCCCATGTCTAGGTAAGCCTTGCGGTTCAGGGCGTCCTTTTGGTTCTGGATCTTGGTCCAGGCCACCAGATCATCCTTCGCGGCCTTCTGCTCAGTATCGAGGGCATCCAGTTGTGCCCGCAGCTCCTGGGTGATCCCAGCCTTCTTCATGGCCACCCACTGCGCCTCATTTATCCGGCCATAAGCCAGGTCCTGGTCCAGGGCACGGTCCTTCTCTTCGAGGATGGTTTTCTGAAGGTTCAACTCGTCCTGGGCCGCGAGCTTCGCCAGCTCCAGCTGTTGACGCTGGGCCTTCTCTTCCTCACGCTGGGCCTTCTCCTTCTCCTTCCGAGCGTTCTCCGCTGACTGCCGGTCCAGGTCGTTCAGGTCGGCGTAATACTTCTGTTGAAGCTCCTTCTCCTTGTTCAGAATGGCGGCCTGCTCGACCGGCTTCCCCGCGGCCTGCTTCTCCTCATCCTTCAATGCCTCCATGGCGGTGTCGAGCTGCTGTTTGTAGGCCATCTTCACGTCGGAGACCATGTCGGCATAGCTCATCTGGCCCGATGCCACCAGCTCCTTGTCGTCCTTGATCTGCTCGGCCACAACCAAGGAGGCAGACCGGATGATCTCCTCATCGGCGGCCTTGGCGATAGCTTTGCGCTCTTCGGCGGCCCTCTTGGCTGCTTCTTCGGCCTTCTTCTGTTTCGCTAGATCCGCGTCTGTTATGCCCTGGAAACCGGATGCATTCGCTTCCGGTGCTGCCGGTGCTGCCGGTGCTGCCGGTGCTGCCGGTGCTGCAAAATAGCCGGATGCACCGCTGAAAGCTCTATTTCCGGCCATCCAGTTGGGAATTACATTGAAAAGGTCCTTGAGTGTTGAAATGTCGTAAATCGCCGTATGGGTGAGTTGTTTGAATGCAAGCTCGGACTTCTTCCCCCATAGCGCAAAGCGAACCCCGGAATCGTCTAGAGTTTGATCCATTTTCTCAAGTTCACCATTTAGCCTCCCAGCTTCCTCCTTGAACTTATTAGTTTTCGCAATGGCATCGTCATCAATGTGCGCGCCCAATTCCTTCAATGCGCCAGGCCCCATCTGCTCGATCTTCTCGGACATCTTTTCGAGTTGCGGGAGGATCGCCAACGCCCTGCCGCCAAGCAGAGCGATGGACACTGCCGATTTTTGGCCGGGGTCCTCAATTGAAGCGATGAGTTTGACTGATTTCGCCAATGTCACCAACAGATCCTGGTGTGCAAGGTCCATCTCATTTGCTGCGATTTTGTTCGCAATGAAAATCTCAGGGTTGGAGGCCATCTTTCGTTGAAGGCCGTTCATGATCCCCGAGAGATCGCTGAGCGTCCCGCCGGTGAGCATCAAGGCGTTCTTGTAGACGGTGATGTCTTCGAACGAGGCCCCGGTGCGCTTGTTCAGAGCCTCGAAAGATTCGGTCAGTTCGTTCGTCTCCTTGACTGCCTCCATGATGGAACCAACGGCCTCCTTCAGCCCCTCAAACGCCAGCCCCGCGGCGCCGATGGCTAGGGACGCCGCCCCGAACTTCTCGAACGACTCGATCAGGCTCCCGAGGTCGCCCTTTATTCCGGCGGTAGCGGTCTCCGTGTGCTCCTGCACGTCCTTCAGCCCCTGGAGCAGGGACTTCACATCGGCGCTGATCGTTACGAATATTCCCTGATTGTCAGCCACGGGTCACCTTCCGTTCACTAAAGACACAAGGGCCTGAAGCTCGTCTTGCGACATGGGCCGCACTTCTTCGGGCTCTTTGGCCTTGTAGCCCATGTAACCCTTCACGAGTAGGTGTATAGGCGGGTTGTCCCACCAGTAATCGAGGAGATCCGCAATGTCTGGCCACGGCGTGGAATCCAGTTGGTGGATGGTCCACCCCGTGGTCGTGACGATGAGCCCTGTGAGACGGCTCCAGTTCAGGGGTTCGTCTGAACTGGAGCGACGGCTTCCGGGCGAGAGAATGTTGCCTTGTATACCGCGAAGGCGGCGGCATCCAAGACTCCAGGGGCGATACCGTCAAAGTCTTCATCGGTAGCCTCCGGGTAGGCCAGCTTGAGGAATCGGATCGAGCGGTCAGTGAGATCGAGCCGGGATAGCCCTTCGGTGGGTTCCGTGAGGGCATCCACGATGGGCTTGTTCCTTTTGATGACGCCGTAGGTGAGGGCTGGGATCTTGGACAGGTCCATCGTGACTTTCGTTCCTTCGTGCAGAGCCATGGTCTCGGCCTCCATGTTGGCCCCGCGCAAGGGCGGGGCCGGGTTGGTTTACTCGGTGGTGTAGAAGTCGATCACCCTGCCGCTGCTGTCGGCAAAGCACTCGAAGTCCAGGTCCTGCTCAGTGTAGTCCTCGTTCTTGAAGGCGAAGGACAGTTTGGGGATCGTTGCCGCGTAGAGTTTCAGCCCGATGTTCTTCCCCCGGAAGGAGTTGAACAGGGTCAACTGGTAGACGGTGCTGGTGCCCATGAGGGCGTTCACCAGGGCGTTGGTCTGCCCGGTGGCGGCGCTGGTGTAGCTGTAGCTGATGGACATGGAGTGCGTGGTGTCAGCGGCGGCGAAGGTGTAGACGCCAGCGGCCGCAGAATACTGGCCCGTGGCGGGGGCGCTGGACACGCGGGTCAGGTAGAGGCCGGTGGTGTTGTCGAACACACCCAGGTCATCCAGCCAGTTCACGCTGTTCGCCACGGTGATCTGGTAGGGGGTGCTGGGAACGGTAGCGGTCTCACCGGCGACTCCGATCTTCGAGCCGGCGGACTTCGTGGTGTTCAGAATGGCGGACACGATTCCGCCGTTGATCTGACCATACTTGGCCTTGCCGCTGATCTTGCCGCCGGCGCGGGCCACGTCAACGGGGAACTGGTAGGCACCACGCAGTTCCTTGGTGGTGAAGGAAATGTCCATGGACACGTCCTTAACCACGCCGATGTCGATGGCCTGCGCGGGGGTGGTGGGGGTGATGAGCGTCAGCTTGCCCACGCCGAAATTGTATTGGGACATTTCAGTCCTCCTGTGGGGTGAGGGCCGCGTTCAGGCGCTCTTTGAGCGTGGCGGTGGCGGCGCGGAAGTGGTTGAAAAGCTCCACCGGAAGGGCGGGGCCGTGGTTGTGGAAGGTTTCCAGGAACCAGAGGTCCACCACAAGGTCCGTGGCGGTTGGGCTGGTTTCAGCTGCTTCGGCAGGATTCGGGGTCTTGGCCATGTCGGGCTCCTATGAGGTGGCGAGGATGTCCAGGGGGATCTGCGCTACGGCCTGCCCCCCAAGGATTCCCTCGTCCGTGATGATTGGTCCGCCGATCCAGCAGTGGCTCACAAGGCCGCCCAGGGTGGTGCCGTAGGTGTCGGGTTTGGCGAAGCCGCCTTGCTCATCCGGCTGGCGCTCCAGGGCCGCCTCCACGCCCTGGATGAGCGTGGCGAGGCGGGTGTATGGGGCCTCGCTGGGGTCCTGATCCGTGCGGCAGTAGATCCACAGGGTTGGCTGGAGGCGCCACGCCGGGGGCAGACCGCGCTCCTGGACGGGCACCTCATTGCCGTGGGGGATGAACAGGGCCGGCTGGCTGGATGCGGGCACATCGTCCCACACTTTCCAGTTGCGGCTGACCGTGACGAAGCCCTGGATGGTCTCCAGGCGCTCCAGCAGGGCCTTGTAGATGGCTTCCCGGTTCAGGGCCATGTCATACCACCTTCATCGCACGCATGAGGCGGGCGCGAATCTCCCCGCGCATTTCCTCCAAGCTCGGCATCAGGAAAGGGCGGGGCGCTTGGTTGACGTTCCGGGTGTGGGCATGGACCACGGACTGCACGGGGGAGATCGGCCTTCCAAACGCCATGCGGGTCGTGCGGGTGAACTCCTTGACCTGTTGGGTGCCGTGGAAACCAAGCTCCCAGAAGCGGCCGTAAACCAGATTTGTGCCCACGCGGGATTCCATGTGGGCCCCGTCCTCAATGAATCGCTCGTTGATGGACCGGCGGAGGCGCCCCGTGCGGGCCTTCAATACCTGCCCCGTCAGCTTCTCCGACTTGACCTTGGTCAGCAGGTCGCGGGCGAGGCTCCGCACCGCGTCACGGATGGCGTCCTTCACGCGCGGGGCAGCAAATTGGAACCTGGCCGCCACCGCCTCCGCGCCAAGGATCTGAGCCTTCAGTTCGATGCTCATACCGGCACCACATTTCGCCAGTTGTTCAGCAGGGTCTTCACATCGTTGGGGATGTCCTGGGTTTGGAAGGATACGACCTCGCCCTGGATCGTCTTGCTCGAGTGCCCGAGCCGGTCCTTCTCCTTGTATGCCCAGGCGGCCATCTTCACGACGGCCTGACCGATGTCCGCCGGGATCGCGGCGTAGCCTGCCTTGTAGACCACGGCCACATTCCCATAGCCGCTGGTGAACGTCGCACCATCTGTTCGGATGAGCAGGGCGCCCCGATAGACGATGGTCGTCAGATCCATGGCCATGCCGTCCACCGTGAGACTGAGGACATCGGTCACGGGATACTGGCCCACCATCAGCTTCGGGGTGCCGGTGCCATCCAAAACATCGCTGTAGGTGTTCTCCAGGATGTCGCGGTTCAGGTAGGACTTGACCCACGCTGAGGCCGAAGTCACCAGGGACGCGATGAGTGCGTCATCGGTGGCGCTGGTCAGGCCCAGGTAGAGCTTGACGGCTTCTTGTGTGGTCAGGTCCCCGGCGGCCATGGTCCCTACTCCTCAACCTTCTTCTGGCGGATCTTGCGGGCGGGGGACTCCACGTCCTCAGGCGGGAGGGTGGTGAACCCGTGGTCCAGCAGGACGGCGGCGTGGGCGTCTTCCACTTCAAAGGACCCATCGGGCGATTTCTCATAGTTGCTGCCGCCCACGGAACAGCTTGTCGCATCCGTGTGGAACAGTTTGATGCTCATGGTGGCTCCTAGAAGTAGGGGCGGGCAGTTGCCCACCCGCCCCTGGGTTAAGTGCGGGGTTGGTTAGGCGCCCGCCACATTGGTGAGCTTCAGCAGGGACGCGGGGAAGTAGTGCTGGAGGACCTCGTCCGCATAGACGCCGAGCTCGTACTTGCGGCTCCGAAGCGGCCACTCAAGCTGGTAGTAGTCGCGCCGGGTCTTGACCTGGAACACATTCCCCACGCCGTTGAGGGGGTAGGGGATCTGCTTGCTGTATCCCAGGATGGTGCCGGCGGGCATGAAGGGGTGGACGCGAACCCGGATGAGTTCGTTGGTGATGGGGTTCAGGTAGGAGCCCACGGTGGCCCCAGCGGCGATGCCGGCCTGACCGGCGCCGTCCAGGTTGAACCGGAACAGCGGGGCGCCGCCGTTGGAGAGGCAGAGCTTGTTGATCAGCCGGATTCCGGCGCTGGAGACCAGCAGGTCGCTGGGGCCGAACCGGAGGTTGTCGAACATGTTCTGGAGCAAGTCGTTCAGCTCCTGGATGCCGCCCGCACCGTCCGAGGTCAGGGTGGTGCCGGTGCCGGGGGTGCCGGTCGCCAGGGTCTTGATCTGTGCGTTGTTCGCGGCCTTGGCGAAGCTCAGGAGGCCGTCCATGTTGTAGGTGGTGTCCTTGGAGTAGTCGGCGGCGGTCAGAGCCGAGGCCAACTGGCGGGTGCCGTTGAGGGGCGCGGAGACAGCCAGCGAGTTGATGCTGGTGATGAACTCCAACCGTTCAGAGCCGCTCGTGCCGATGAACCAGGCGTAGGCCACGGCACCTTCCACGGGGGTCACGGAGCAGGAGAGGACCTGGCCAAGCGTGATGGCCTGAGTCGCGGCGGCGGACTTCTGAGCCGCGCCACCGTTGATGGTGTCGGAGGAACCGTCCGTGTTGGTCTTGGCGATCTGACCAACCACACCGTTGGCGAGGCTGGACCGGCTGAGGCCCTGCGGGGTCAGAGCCACGCAGATGACGGAATAGGTCGCGGATGCCAGGGTGGCGCCGGAGCCGCCAGCGGACAGGGTGGGGGTGGGGGTGGTGCCCAGGGCGATGGAGGCGTTGCCGCCGAGCAGCATGGGCTCCTCCTGGAGCATGAGGGAGCGGAGGAGGCCGAGGGCCGCCCGCGCCTTCACATCATCGAAACCCTGAGCGGCGTAGTCGGCCTCGAAGGTCACGAAGTCTTCCAGGCCCAGCCCGACATAGGCGGCGGTGTAGGGCGAAACGCTGGTGGCGATGGCACCGCCACGGTTGCCTTCAGACACGCCGGGGTGGGTGTTTCCGGTGTTGATGCCGGTGATCGCCTTCCAGCGAGTCGCCGTGTCACCACCACCGCCCACGCGGGGGATGTCGTTCCTCAGCATGGTCATGGCAGCCATGAAGGGGTAGAGCGCCAGAGCGGGGGCCTGAAGGTCGTAGTTGACCAGACCGAGGCTCTGCGTGAACGACTTGTTCAGCGCTTCGTCTGTGGTGCCGTTGGCCTGGGCGTTCTTCATGGCGTCCAGGGTCTCGTTGAGGTTCATGGAACCCTCCTGTGATTGCCCGGACTTAGCCGAGGCGGGTGGTAAGGATGGGACGGCCGCTGGTCGCATGGACCTTCTTCATGGCCGCCAGGGGATCGGAGGTTACGGGCTCGGCCCCGGCGCCTTCGGACTTCGTGATGGTCTGGTCTTCCTTGCCCTTTTCGATGGGCACAACCTTCAGGGGCTTCTGGCCCTTGAGGGTGGTCAGTTCGCGCTCCAGGTTGATGGCCTTGCTGATCGCCTCGTCACGTTCCTGATGTGCCTTGATCAGTTCGTCCTCCATGGCGGCGGCCTTCTGGATGGCCTCGGCGGCGTAAGCCTTCTCGTCATCTTCGCCATCCTCCATGTCCTCGAAGGGCTTCATGCACTCGACCAGGGCCGCGACGGCATCCTTCACCGCCTTCAGGTCGGCCTTGGTCTTCTGGGAATACTTGGCGCCCTTCTTCTCCAGGTCACCAGTATCCTCTCCCATCATCAGCTGGGAGTTGTCCGAATTGTCCTCCATGATTTCGGACGCGATGAAGGCGCGGAGGCGCCCACAGGCAACCTCCAGATCCGCCGCCTGGGCCGCGTCGCCCTCGGAGAGTTCCTTCGTCCAGAGCCAGAACAGGGCATCCAGGCAGGCCAGAGCCTGGCCGGCGTCCCTGATTTCCTCGCCGGCCCATGCCTTCACGATGTCAAGGCGCTCCGCCTTCTCGACGTCCACCGCCGGGGCATTGCCGGTGGCCTGGGTTTCGGGGCCGGACGTGATCGTGTTCTCGTCCACGGTGTCCTCCATCTTGACGAGGCCGATGATGGCCTCCGGGTTGGCGGGGCGGTCCACCAGGGAGATTTCCACCAG